TCAGGAACTCCTCCCACTCCGAGGGAGTGACTGGCTGGGCGGTCGGTGCCGTCATCGGCTGAACGCTCCTTTCAGGGCGTTGCGCAATCCCTCGATGTCGAAGGTTGGGTCGATCTTGTCAGGTGCGGTACGTGCCGTCGGCTGGAACATGCTGATGTCCAGCTTGTTCGCAGGCTCGGGTTCGTCCGGCTCGGTGGGGACGCCCGGCATGCCGGTCTGCCCGACCACGAGGTCACAGAGTTTGGCGTCCAGCGCGGCCTGAGCGGAGAACCAGGTGTCGCCGTCGGTCATGATGCCGCGCCACTCGTCCACGGTGCCGCCGGTACGCGCGGCGTAGATCCCCGCGATGGAGTCGGACAGCATGTCCAGCAGGTCGGCCACGTCACGCATGTCGTCCGCGGTGCCCATGGCCAGCCCCATGCCGTCGTGCACCATGGCGAACGCGTTGTCGGCCATGCGTACTCCGCCGGTGTCGGCCGCGGCGTCGTACGGGGAGGCGGCCAGCATGACGAACGACGCGGCCGACGCGGCGTAGCCGTCAACCCACGAAGTGACCGGGCCTCCGGTGTAGGCGCGGATGGCGTTGTACATGGCCGCGCCTTCAAAGATGATGCCGCCCGGCGAGTTGATGTGCAGGTCAACCGGCCCAGTCATGCCGGACAGGGCCTGCGCGACATCGACGGCTTTCGTGCCGTCCCACCCGCCGATGGCGTCGTACAGATACAGCGTGTTGCCGTCGGCGCGGAAGTCCTGCATGGCCGCGAACGGGGGCGCGCCGTCGGGGCGCATGGCCACCAGATTGCGCGCGCTGGCGCCAGCCGTGAGCGCCTGGGCCTTGGCGATCAGCGAAGCGAGATCACGTTTCACGTTGTTGCTGCTCCCGCCTTTGCGTCCACGCTTGATCACTCTACAGCGGCATGTGTTGCCGTATTCTGCACCAACGCACTTCTTGTAGCCACGGCCGTTCGGATAGTCGGCGTACGCGTCGGCACGGTTGCGGTAGGTCTTGCCGTTGTTCTCGCTGCACGGTTCGCACACATTGTCGTCTATGTGTGCTTTGACTACCCAGCGTTGCGCCATCTCCGGCTGAGCACCCGACGATGGCGGAGGAACCGCGGGATGCTTCTCCGGGCGCGGAGGACGTTCAACTTTCGGAGCCTGCTCCTGGCCGCGCCTGTCGGTCATAAGGGTTTCGGCTCGATCGCAGGACTGTCAGGATTGGCCGGTGCTCCGGCCGGAGCGACCGCGGGCTCCGGGGCGGCAGGCTCGGGCGCCATGGTGATCTCCGGGAGGCCTGCGATCTCCGCGGCGCGCATCGGGTCCACGCCGGCACCCTTCAAGATCTGAAAGACGGTGGCCGCGTTCAGGTCGTCCGCGCGCTGCTCCGCGCGCTCGCGCCGGATCGGGTTGGTGTAGACGAAACACAACCCCTGTTCCTGCGCGCCTGGGAACAGCGGAAGGAAGTCGTTGTTGAGCATCTGCTTCCAGCGATCCAGGCGCGGCACGGTCATCCGCTCCGCGAAGTCGCTGGATGCCGCCGCGGCGCTGGCCCGGTTCACGTCCTCGAGGACGCCCACGTCGTACTTGCTGGCACCGAATGCCAGCAGGATCGTGTCCCGATTGAGGTTGCTGGTCTCCACAAGCTGCATGTCCGCGATGCTCATGGGCTTCGGGTCAACCCAGTCGCCGTCCTCCAGAAACGCGGTACGCCCGGCGTTGGCCGGCCCCTTGTGGTTGTAGTTCCAGCGCTCGATCAACTTGTCGAACTCAGGATCGCTCATGCGCCGGGACAACTTGACGATCCCGCCCGGGCGTGCGCCGTTGGCGTAGAAGTTCGCGTTCCATTCCGCGCTCATGGCCGAGCCGGAGATCTGCGACATGATCGTCTGCACGGGGCCGAGGCCGCGGTACGGATCGATCGGGTTCGGCATGCGCATCGACAGCACGTCGCGCGGCTTCAACGGCTGCTCGCGCCCGTCCGGGCCCACGTAGATGTAGCCGATCAGGTAGTCGCGGGGATCGGTGACCACCACCATCCGGTCCGGGCGCGCCACCCACAGCTCACCAGGCATCCGACCGAAGTAGGAGACCACCAGCCAGCCCTCACCGGTCAGGTCCACGTGCTGCTGGCCGGACTCGAACAGTTCTTGCCGGGTGTAGAACGGGTTCGGTTTGCTCAGCGTGACCAGCGCAGGATGCTTCTCCACCTGCTGAACGCCGACCTCGCCGCACTCGTCCTCGGTGCCCTGCCCGTACTCGCAGGTCTGGCCGGGCGCGGGGACGTGCAGATGCCAGTCCACCTTCGCCGTGGCCGTGCTGGTGCGGTTGATGACGGAGTACAGCGTGGCGGACACGCCCATGGCGTCCATCTGCGCGAGCGGGCCGGAGCGCCCGTAGCCGCCACTGAGGCGGCGCCGGTCGTCACCGTGCTGGGCGTAGGAGACCTGCGCGCGGTTCAGCAGGGAGCCGAGGAGGCTACGCATGGTGCCTGCATTTCGGGTCCGTGCCCATCCGGATCCATCCCTTGCCGAAGCTCACGCCGTACAGGATGCCGATCGAGCGCCACTCGTACGGACAGGGGCAATCCGTCGTCCCGAGGAACGTCAGCCACTTGGCAAGCCCGTTCACCGCTCACTCCCGCCCAGCGCCTCGAGCACCAGCAGGCTCACGCCGACGCCGACGGCACCCGCGATCCAGTGCCAGCCGAATAAGCCAGTATCGATGGCTGCGAACGCACCCCACTGCATGAGTGCCGTGCGTGCCTGCCTCCAGCGTGGCAGCTTGCGTGCCAGCCAGGAGACCAGGAGCAACAGCGCCGGACGTGCCGTGCGCCGAGCGCGGGGACGTGCCGTCGCCCAGGCCTGGCTGATGGTGGTCACGAGGACTCCGGTCCGGGCGCGGGAGTGGCGTTGCGTACGGGGTTGACCGTCACCTTCCAGCCGTCGATGGTGGTCTCCACGGCCGTAATGATCTCATCTCCGTGCCCGGTCGCGGCGCATGCCTCGCTGACCACGGTGCCCCACTCTTCCGGGGACAGCGGCAATGGATCGTTGGCCATGTCCATCACACGCGCTCCGGCCAATGCCACGTGCCACCCACGGCGGCCACATTCAGCGGCGCGCCTTCAGAGATGTCGCGGGCGAACAACAGGCCGTCCGGGTGCATCACGGCGAGTCCGCAAGTGTCCTCATCCACCTCGGTAACGATGGCCGCGCGGCAGGTAACCGGGAACACTCCGTCCGCGCTTCCCCGTGCCATGTAATGCACGATCCTGCCAACGCTCGGTTGCGTCATCCCCTACCCCCAACGCACATTTGTCGGACCGTGCAGGTCAGCCTCGCAGACAAAGTACCTCTCGGCGTCCTTCCCATGGTCATTTCTTTTCACGGGCTGCTCACGCCTGCGGTCACCACCGGACGGCTCGGGCGCCCAGATGTAGCCGGGAGTCTCCTCGATCGTGCTGGTGGGCAACTTCCGGTCGACCAGTGACGGATCCTTCTCTACCAGCGCGTTGCGGAAGTACATCAGCCGTGGCCGGCCGTCCGCGGCAACCTTGTACCGTTCGGCCACCGCATCGATGCCCATGGTCACGGCCTTCTCGGCAGGGATGGTGCCCATGCCGAGATGTCGCTCGAGGGTGGCCCGGTCCTCGGCGTCGTGGTCGCAGACGATGGCGGACGGACGCGGGCCGGCCAGGGAACGGATCTGCCGGGCGTGATCCTCCACCAGGCGCCCAGTCATGTAGATCTCGCGCACCAGGTAGGCGCGCCGATCCTCGTCAAGCGCCCAGTCCTGCCACACGAACGGATTGGTATGGCCGAAGTCCACGGACCAGATCCGCTCCCACGACGGCGGCACCGGGAACGGGTCGATGACGTGGATGGCGGGATCGAAGTTCTCATAGATGACGCCCTCGGCCGCGGCCCAGATGTTCTTGCGCAACCGCAGGTAGCGCACCCCGGTCAGAGAGTCCAGGCGCTCGATGTACGCCTCGCCCTCCTGGGTGGGGGTGCCGTCGGGCAGGAAGTAGCGGGGATTGTCCTCGTGCTGGCTGACCAGGTGCGCAAGCTTGCCGGTCGCAGCGCGCTCCAGCAGCCAGTGCGTCGGGTGCGAGGGATTGCAGTCCCCGATGATTTGCTGGAAGGAGATAGCGCCGTTACGGAGCCGGATGTTGACGGACTCCCAATCCTCCTCGGTTATCTCCGTGCATTCCTGGATGAAGGCGATGTCGTATTCGGTGGACATCACCTTCATGGGATCGTCCAGGCCACCGATAACCACGGACGATCCGTTGCTGTAGCGGTACTGCGCCGGCTCCCGGGCGCTGCCTCCGTAGAAGCTGATCGTGCCGTCGCGCATGGCTTCTTTCACCACGTCGCGCTCCCAGGTGCGCAGCGCGCTGGTGGCCAGCGAGCGAGCGGTCTTGCGCAGGATGAGGCATTTGGTGCCGGGGGTGATCAGGCAGATGAGGTTGATCTTCTCGAGGACGGCGCGCGATTTTCCAGTACCGGCTGCGCCGGAGATGAGCACTTCCTTGGCGCGGCTGTTGGCCAGCTCGAGCGCGGCGCCGCGCAGCTCCACCTCATGATCGAGCACCTGCATGGGGCAAGTATGCAGAACGGCCCCGGTAGTGGGCACCGGGGCCGTTCACAGCGGAGGCAACCGCAGGCCGGACGTTAGCAGGAGCCGACGTTACCGGGGGTGCTCGCTACGCCCGCGGTGAACTTGTAGCCGGCACCACCGTAGTAAATGCTGCGCGTGGTGGTGCCAGATGTGAATGCTGCGGTGTAGGCGTTGGAGTCGGTGGGGGTGGTCAGGGTGAGTGATGCGGTCAGCGTGGACGGCGAGGCGTCGTAGATCGTGAAGCTGCTGAGGTAGGCCGCACCTGTCCCGATGGCGCCGGCGTTGCCGTTGCCCATGTCGCCGCAAGGCTTGTCGTTGCCGGTCCCGGGGTTGTTGACGCCGTTGTAGTAATACTCACCGTTGGCCGACACGAACTTCGCCGTGGAGAAGCCGGAGTTGCTGAACGCGGCCGGCGTGTAGCAACCGACCTGGGCGCTGCCGTACTGAACCCACCATCCGGTGCTGGCCGCGCCGCAACCGGTAGTCACGTAGCGGACGATCAGCGCCTTGGTCGTGCCGATGTCGGCGGTCAGGTCAGCGCCGATGTTGAGCGGGTTGGCTCCGTTGTCGACCCAGTTGGCTCCGCCCGTGTAGCACCCGTTGGTTACCGAGTTGTGCCAGGCACAGACGCCGAGGTGCGGTTTGAAGTCACCCCAGACGTTCGGCTCTACCGCAACGAACGCCTCCATCACGTTACCCGTGACGCCGGAGGTGGTCTCGTTGACGACCAGGTCAGCCAGGGAGTGATCGTACGCTCCACCCCCGTTGGGGGTGTTCGGCACGAACGGCTGAGTGATCAGCACGTTGGCACCGATACCCCGGACGAAGTCCGTGCCGGAGAAGGTCTGGGTGCCGCCCGCGAAGTAATAGCCTGCGCCGGTGAATGGCGTGCGTGGCGCGCTGGGCGCGCGGTGCGTGATCCCGTGACCGGGGTTGACGATGCGCCCGCCCTTGTGCGGCGCGGCCTGCGAAACGGAGGGCAGCGCCAGCAGGGAGACCAGGACGACGAGGGTGAGCCCGATCGAGCTGAGTATCTTTTTCATGGGCTCAGTATATCGGGTTGATCTATGCTCCGGAAGCCATCTGCCCGATAGCGATAGTGATCAGCATCGATCCCACCATGACGGCCAGCATGGGCAGGGCAAGAAGAGCGGCGAGCTTCACCGCAGGTTCTCCGGCTCAACTCCGTTGATCCTGTAATTGGTGGTCACTCCCACCTCACCGCCCAGCGTCACCCGGTTGGGCAGATGCCCCAACTCCTCGGCCACGTTGCGCAGGATCTTCTGGGCCACGCCGGCATCAATCTCCATGATCGGATGCCGCTCGCCGTTCTCGTCCGGCAGGCCCATCATGATCTCGCCCTTGGCGTTCACCTTCGGCACAGGCTTGAGTGCGGTGTCCAGCACGTCTAGATACGTGGCCAGCCGGACGGCCTTCTCCGCGATGGCGATACCCGCGAACTCGTTCTCCTGGTCAGCGCGCACCTGATCGATCGTCTGCCGGTGACGATCGGCAAAGAAGCTGATGGCTGGCTGGGTGACGCCGTACTCCTCGGCCAGCTTCTCCTGCGTCTTGCCGGACGTGGCCAACTCGACGATCAGTTGCCTGCGCGTCCAGGGCTTCTCAAGCTTCCGGGGAGGCATAAATAGCTCCATTAGCCTGGTTATCCACAGGGTTATCCACAGGTCGCGTGACTAGTGCAGCCTTGAATTCGTTCAGCAGCCTGTGCCGGGTGAGGAACTGCGTAGCGCTCCACGTCCACAGCGAGTCCCAGGATCCGCCCGTTCGGACCGCCAACGCGCGCCGGTGGCCCCGCGCCAGCCGGACCGCTTCGCTGAACTTGGGCGCCGTACCGGGCCGGCCAGTGGTCGCGTGCGGGACGCAGCCCTTCGCGTACGTGATCCGCCCGGTCCAGCCATGCGCCAGCGCCAGCTTCAGCAGGTCGGCCGCAGGCTTGGAGGTGGGCCCGTCGTACGGCATGTCGGAGGTGAGCAGCGGCGCCGGGTACGGCTCGGCCTGCGCCACCGGCATCTCGCCGGGAGGCGGGAAGGGAAAGTGCGTGATCTGCATCAGCCTCTCCGATCCCTGGTCTTGATCATTCTGCCCACCGTGATGCCGATGCCGACGGCCAGCACTGCCCAGAACAGGCACGCTATCGCCGTGATCACCAGAAATGCGGTCATGTCAGCCATCCGGTCAGTTCGCTGTCGGTCATGATCGCCTCTCGGCCGATTAGCTGCTGAGCGGGCGGATTGGTCAGCACGGTCAGCGCTCTGTCCAGTTGCTCGGCCGAGTATCGCGCGATCAGCCGGTTACAGGTGTTG